TGATTCGCTGATGCGCGAATGGCCGGCTCCCGCGCAGCGCGCTCCGTTCACGGTTGACGGCTCGGTTGCGATCGTCGATATCCGCGGTCCCCTCGAGCAGCATGCCGACACGTGGTGTGATAGCTACGAAGTGATCCTTGCGCGCGTGGCCGCGGCGCTCGCCTCGCCTGCGCAAAAGGTGCTGATGCGAATCGACTCGCCCGGCGGAGTCGTGAACGGTTGCCTCGAAGCGGCGCGGCAGCTCCGCATGATGGCCGCGGCGCACGGCAAGCCGCTGGTCGCCTACGCGGACGAGCACGCTTGCAGCGCAGCCTACGCCCTGGCTTCAGCAGCCTCCGTAATCGCGCTCCCCCCGACGGGCCGTGTCGGCTCGATCGGTGTGATCGAGGTAATGCGAGACGAATCGAAGGCTGCCGCAATGGCTGGGTTAGCATTCACCCCGATCACTTCGGGCGCACGAAAGGCTGACGGCTTGCCCGTCGTGCCGCTAACCGACGACGCCCAAGCCGCTATCCAACTCGCGGTTGACACGCTAGCGCGGGCCTTTTTCGCGCTGTGCGCCGAGCACCGGGGCGGGTCGCCCAATCAATTTGCAGCGCTACAAGCCGCCGTCTATTATGGGTTAGACGCTGTAACCGCTGGACTAGCGGATCAGGTAATAAGTTTTCCAGCCCTATTAGCGCAACTCAACGGAGCCCAAATGGCACTTGGAATGAAGGAAGTTATGGCAGCGCTCGGAGCGCTCGCGGAGGGCGACGGCGACGAAGCCGCGGCCGCCGTGAAGATGCTGAAGGCGATGGCCGCTCCCGACGCGCCGGCAGACGCGCCCGAAGAGAAACCCGAAGAGGAAGCGAAAGCCGAAGACGACGCGCCGCCCCCCTCCGAGAAGAAAGAGAATCCGTTTGCGAAAGCAGAGGATTCGGCAGCCGCTGCTAGCGCTGCAAGCTCGGCCATGAAAATGATGGCGAGCCAGCTGCAAGCCGTGACCGGCAAAATCGCCGCGCTCGAAGCCGAGAAGGCGAAAGCGGAAGCTAACGCCTTTTACGCATCGGTGCCGCACCTGGCGCCCGAGCTCGCCGCATCGTTGCGGAAACTCCCGCTCGCGCAGGCCAAAGAAATCGCGTCGAGCATCCCGAAGCCCTCGCTCGTTCGCCCGTCGGCCGTTGCAACCGCAACCGGCACGCGCGGTGAAGGAGTAGGCGGAGACGACCCGCTTGGCGGAGCGCGCCCCGTCAAGCTTCCGTTCGATCAGAAGCGCGCTCTCGATATCGCGATGGGACTTGCGAAACCGCAGCTCGTTGCCGTCCGTGATGTCGGCTCGCGCCGCGAAATGGGCGTTCTGGAATACGCCACTCCCGAAGGCGTCCCCGGCATTCCGCAACCCCGTGAAGAGAAGAAAGAATCCAAATGACCGCGCTTGCAACCAAGCGGCTGCTCAAGCCGCACACCGTCAAGATGCTCTCGCTCACGCTAAAGAGCGGCGAAGTTGCCTATCAGGGCGGACGCGCATGCCTCAACACCAGCGACGGCAAGTGCTACCCCGCGCAGGCCTCGACCACGCTCGTTCCGCTCGGCTTTTTCGAGTCGAACGTGGACGCATCGGCGGGCGACACCGCGTGCAAGGTTCGCCTTGACGAAGAAGTGGCCGCGTATTGGTTCGCCAACGACACCGGCAGCGCGGTTGGCTCAGCCAACGTCGGCAGCGAGTGCTACTTGCTGGACGACCAAACCGTTACGATGTCGAGCTCAGGCAACTCCAAGGGCGGGACCGTCTTGATGGTCGACTCCGTCAAGGGCGTGCTCGTCGCGGCCGGCCTGCGAATCACCGGCCCAGCCGGCGCGGACGGCACGACCGGTTCGGGCTTCGTTGGGGTCTCGTTGCAGCAATTGCGCGAAGTCTCATCGGCGGGCGACGTCGGCAACGCAGCGGCGATCGGCGGCATCCTTGCCTCCGACACCACGCCGATTGCGCGCGCGGACGCGAACGGCTCGCACGAGCTGTCATGGGCGGCCGCGAACGTCGATCAGGTTGGCGTCGAAATCGCGCTCCCCCCGGATCTCGATGACACCCAAAACGTCACGCTGGCCTTGCAGGTTTACTCCGGCACGACCGACGCGGCGACTTTCAGCGTCCGCACCTCGTGGGACGGTGGCTCGGAAGTGACCGACTCGGCCGACGACTCGGGCACCAAGAGTGCCACCCGGCACGAAATCACGGCGACCATCGCGGCCGCGGATATCCCAGCCGATCCCAATACGGTCTCGCTCCGGCTCATCCCGCCGACCCACGCGACCAACGCGATTCAACTCTGTGGCGTTCAATTGAGGTATGCGAAAGAAGCGTGATGAATAGCACCCCGGTTTTACGGCTCGTCTCGGCACAGCGGCAATGTTCGTGTTGTGGAGAGTTGCGCCCTGAAACGGATTTCTATTCAGGCCGTCGAGTTCGCGGCAATGTTGCGGTTATTAGTGGGAAAGCAAATCTTATAAAAAACTTCGGCACTGCCGAGGAACACGAACGCATCGCCGCCTGGCTGCGCGCGATAGAAGGTAGCAAGTAAAATGTCCGGTGCACTGACTCCCGAATTCGTCTTTGATTTGGAGAGTAACATGCGCGTCATTCAGGCGCAGGAATATCAGCGGCTCAACTCGAACGCCTGGTGGCGTCGAGTCGCCAAGGAAATGGCGAGCGGCGCGAAGAAAGAGCGTATCAGCTGGTTGTTCGATTCCGCGTCGTTGCAGTACGACGAGGAAGCGAACATGCAGTTCGAGGAGCTCGCTGCTAACACGACCGAATACGAAAGCAAGTTCGCGTCGAAAGGCCTCCGCGTCAGCCGCGCGAAATTCGAGGATCTCGACGGCAACGGTGTGCAGCTTGCTACCGCGTGGACGCGCCAGCAAAGCGCGCTCGCCGCGTATTGGCCGCAGAAACAGCTTGCCAAATCGATCCTGTCGGGTGAGACGGATCTCACCTACGACGGCAAGGCGTTTTTCGCAACCGATCACCCGCTGAATCCGTTCGACGTGGGTCTCGGCACATTCGCCAACAAGTTCACGGGTGCGGCTTCGGGCGCATACCCCGGCGCTTGCCCGATCGATGACAGCGTTTCGCTGACGGAAGCCGTTGTCAACCTCGGCAAAGTGATCGCGTACATCCAAGGCGCGCTCAAGATGCCGAACGGCGAAGACCCCCGCATGCTGAAAGTCGGCGGGATCATGGTTCCCCCGCGGATGGCAGTGCGCGCGCAGCAACTCACAAACGCCCGCTTCATGGCGGATGACGCTTCGACCAGCGGTGCCGGCGGTTCGAGCGACATTTCGAGCGTGATCGCAAACTGGAATCTCGGTCAGCCGATCGTGGCACCCGAGCTCGGTAGCGCGTTCACCTCGGGCAGCGACACGACCTACTACATCCTAGCCGAAAACATCAGCGGCGACGAGCTTGGCGCTTTCAACTACGTGAACCGCGAGCCTTTCGCGATCACCTACTACACCGGCCGGTCCGGCGGAACGGGTGTGGATGCGATGCTCGATCGCGTCGACGAGCTCGAATGGCATATCCGCGGCCGTAACACGATCGGCGCGGGCCATCCGTATCTTTTGTTCAAATGCAAAGCTGCATAAGGTTGGCCTATTGCCCTAAGTAGGCGAACGTTAGGGCATGAAAAGATGCCCTAAATGCTGGTTGCGAACAAAACTTTAGCGGCCGCTCGGGCCGGGCGCGTTGCCTTTTCCGCGTCTTCCGAGCGGTCGCTACTTTTTTACGTGCTTCCCGAGGATTGCTAACATGGCGCGTTACATGTCGACGGCGCGATTCAAGGATCTCTCAATCATGCCTTCGCCCGACATCGACTTGATCGAGTCGCTTGAAGCTGGGTGGGTGCAAGCGCAGATCGATCGCGTGGGTGCAGCGCTGGACGCGCGCCTTGCGAAACGCTACGCAGTACCATTCGGTGGGGCGCCCGTTATCGATCCGCCGCTGCGCGAGGACGTGCCGCAAGTGATCGAGGACTGGATTACGACGATCGTCACGGCGCGGGCTTATGCCAAGCGCGGCGTGAACCCCTCGAGCGGCGAGTTGTGGTTCACCGAGATGGTGATCGAGCCGATGAAAGCGGCGGGCGCTGCGATTCTCGAAGCCGCCAACAGCGATACGGGGCTTTTCGATTTGCCGCTCAAGGAATCCGCAGCGCCGGCAGGTGGCGCGACGCGCGGCGGGCCGAAGGGGTACTCCGAAGCGAGCCCGTACGTGTGGACGGATGCGCAGGTTGACGCGGCTCGCCAGGAAGATGAATGGGGATCCGGCTCATGAGCGGCGATGCGGAGCTACGTGCCATGATCAAGCGCATCAAAAAGATCCCGCATCTCGTGAAAGAGACTGCGCCCGCGTGCGCCGAGTCGCTGTCGAAGGCAATCACAGCTGCTCTAGCGGCCGGCCATGGGCCGAGCGGCGAAGCGTGGTCGCAGACCGAGACGGGCGCTCGCGCGCTCCCCGCGGCCGCCAGCGAAGCCACGATCACCAAAGCGGTTGGTACCACGTTGATCACCGCTTCGCAATTCCCTTACGGCTTCCACGACCGCGGCGCGCGCGGCGGCGCGTTGCCTGTGCGCAAGGTGGTGCCGACTAGCCTAACGGCCAACCTGGCCGCGGCCATCAAGCGTCCGTTGCTCGAGGCCTTCAATCGCAAGGTGCGCTAATGGCGAACCCCACGCTCGCCCTCGAGGTGCTGTTCAACGACGTGGTAGCGCGCTTCGCCACCGAGGCATCCGACGTCAAGCTTGTGTTCGGCTGGCGCTCGCCCCCCAATCAGCTAACGCAGGGCGTAGGGCGCGCTAACCGAATTGCGTTCGTGCCGGGTGTTGACGGCAAGATGGGCGAGTATGTGGGGGCGCGCGCGCCCGGCCGCGACCCGCGTCCACTCCGGACGCTGCTCGAGCAGTGCACGATCTATTGCTGGGCCTTCGACGGCCCAAACAGCGCAACCGCTAACAACCAGCTAGCGCAGTGGCGCGCCGCGCGCTTTCTACACGACGCCGCGATCCGCGCTATCGAGCTTTGCCTCCGCAAAACCTCCGTCGCTAACCTCCCATCTTCGCCATCCGTGAAGCCCTATTCAGCCGCGGAATGGGTGCTGCCGGATGCGGAGCGGACATTTGGGGCGGAGCTGCGATTCGTGTTAACGTTGGAATCGGCTATAACTGACGCGCTACCGAACCTGGCAGGATCTAACGGCGGCACCCCGCCCGATACCGAAACAACGATTGTCGAGCCGACTAACGCAGCCCCGTCGATTTCCGTGGAAATAGCGCAAACCGAAGACTCTCTGGGCGAAAATGACCCGCCCCCGTTGACCCCCTAGGAGTGACCATGCTTCCCTCAGTACGAACGACCGAATCGGATGGCGCACTTGGGATTCGCCCGTCGCTCTCGGGGTTGCCGTTAGCGATCGTCGGGCAGTGCACTAGCGGCACGCTCGACCAGCCGACGAGTTGCACCGATCCTGATCAAGTGAAGGCGATTTTCGGGGCGGGCCGGGCCGTCGAAGCAGCGTGTTACGCCCTCGAGAATTTCGGTCGATCGGTCGTGGTTACCCGCAACGCGACCAGCGTCGCCGCGCTATACGGTACGGTTGACGATTACGATTTCGACGGCACGTCGACCGTCACGCTCGACGTCGACGGATCCAACAAGCCGAACGACGATTACGAAATCATGGTCAACTTCAGCACGTCGACCGGCGCGGACGGGACGATCGGGAGCACCTCACCAGCAATCTCGCTTGAGGTGTCGTGCGACGCTGGGCGATCGTTCGATGCGATCCAGCCGCTCGGGACGGCCGCGTTTTACGTGATCCCCGACACCAACGTCAAGCTCCAGTTTGGCGTCGGCACCGTGAAGGACGGCGACGTGATCCGCGTCACGGTCGCGGCCGAGCGCGCCAACTCGACGGATCTCGGTTCAGCGCTCGACGCGCTGCAAGTGACGTCGCTGGCGTATGAGCTAGTGGGCGTGACCGATGAGCTTGATGAGTCGACCGCGGGCACGTGCGCATCGTTTCTGGCCGCGATGCACGCGGCAGGGAAGCACAAGGATCTCATGGGCGGTTTTCGCGTTCAGGGCATCTACGCGATCGACGCGGGCGGCGCGGACGAATCGGATGCTGATTACCTAACAGCTTTCAACGACGAGTTTTCGGCCTTCGCGTCATCTTCGATGTACATCGCAGCCGGCGCGGCCAAAACGCTCAGCTCCGTAACGCGCGGTCGGCACTATCGCCGCTCGCCATGCTTCGCGGTCATGGCGCAGTTGTCGGCCGTCAGCGAAGAAATCGACATTTCGGCTCTAGACTATCGGCTCCCGGGCGTCACGATCCGCACTGCTAAAGGCAACCCCGATCCGGGCTACTACGATGAATCGGTCTCGCCCGGTCTCGACGATGCGCGCGCACTGACGCTTCGCTCGTGGGACGGCGAAACGGGTGTGTACGTCAACAACCCCCGGCTTATCAGCGCCGTCGGGTCGGATTTCGATTTCTCGCCCAAGCGCCGCGTGATGAATCTCGCTCGCGGGATCGCGGTTGCGTGGCTCCGCAAATTCGTTATCTCCAAGCCGTTGCGCGTCAAC